CTTACGGATACCACTGTCTCCAAAGCTCATGTCAGGACTTCTGTATCTACCTAAGATAGCTGTACCATCAAAGTCATTGCCTGATTCTTGTCTTTGTATAAAGCCTGTAGTGTCACCGTGAAGGACAATAACATCACCTGACTCAACAAAGGTATCCGTACAAGCTACCTGTATGCCTCTTGTTTCAGAAAACTCAAATGCTTCTTTCTTAAGAACACAAATAGCACCTTTAGATAGTGACTGCCCTTGCCCATCTTTAGTAAAGAATATGCGGTATTGGGTCTTATCGGGTATAACTACGGAGTCAAACGATCCAGCATCACTGATGTTTTCATCAAATACAGTTTGGATGTTCTTACTAATAGTACCCAGTTCAGTATCACCAATACGTGCAGTCGCAGCAACAGTACGTAGTCCATCAGGGCCAAGAAAGATTAAGTCACCTGCAAATTCTTGTACGGTAAAGCTGTTAATGCATCCAATGTTTCTAGTAACAGGCTGCACAGAAAAGTCAGAAGAACTAGAACCAGTAAGTTTAAATATCCTACTTTCACAAAAGATAAACAAGCTATCACGGAAAACCTTTAATGCAACTACTGTATCATCAACCTTAATACTACCTGCACCTTGACCACTATTAAACCCATCTTCATCAAACGGCTCACTAAATACTACCTCTTGTGGTGTAGTGGACTTACCACCATAAAACATATGGTTTCTATATGCAGCCACAACAGTAGCACCTGTTACACTACTATCACTAACATCTGCTGCTGTCATAGAGGTATTAAATATTACAGGAGCATTAACCCCATCCACACAAACAATCTTTTCGTTACCGTCAAAGTTATATCTTTCAAAGTGGTACTTTGCAGCACTGGTTCTGCCTGTGTCTCTAACAGTCCAGCTTTCTGATACTACATCAAGTTTAGAGTGTGCTGCTGCAGTAGAAGATACGGCTCTAGTTACACCTGTAAAAGTAGTAGATGTTTTACCTGTGTAAGTAAATATCTCTGAGTTAATCTGTAGTGTACCACTAGAAGAAAAACCTAATGTAGATGGTACAGTAATAGTACCTGATCCTGTCATGCTTGTATCTGCTGCAATAGCAATAGATAATTCAGCAGAAGCAGAACTAAATATCTTTTCACCTCTGGCTGCTAATACTTTATTGTCAAAGTTAGCAATCATTAGTAGTGATTCAGAGCTAGAGCTAGTGTGAGGTACAACAGCATTTACGTATTTACGAAAACCACTAATACGTCTATAGCCACCTGAAATGTCAGGCTCAAAGTTTTCTAGTTGTAGTGCCTCTCCCGGCTGCATAATAAAGTTAGAACGGTTTAAAACTAAACCGCCCTCACAGTTAAATGCAACTGGTTGTACCTGAGAATTATCTGGCATTAACTAACACCTGACATAAAGTTAGTAGAACCTCTAGGTCTATTTATTACAGTTGATCTAATGTAGTCAAACTTATTAATTAACAAGCTTTGCATATTCTTAATACCTTGCTCAAACCTACTAAAGTTTAACTGGTATTGATTTAACTCGCCACGGTACTGATATACATACGCAGTAGCACCGTCTACAATTACAGGAGAGAACCTGTCAGGTATAGAAGTAGTATCTCCATGTGCAGACAAGTCATCAGGAAAAGTATAATAATCAAAAACTAACGAATAGGCTTTATCAGGATAAGGATACAAAAGGTAATTATTATCAGGTGTACGTACAATACTTCTAGGTACACCCCCACCCTCAAACTGTGTTACAGCAACGCCATCTGCATGTGTAGCTGCAGTGGTGCTGTTATCTCCACGTGTGCATCCTGTAATGTCGTTACCTAGTATGCCAGTATAAGTAACTTGTTCACTGCCTATGTGTACTGTGCCTGTAGCATCAAGCCCTGTAGTAGATGTAAGTGTTAGTGTAGCTACACTGTCAGAGTGTGATCCGTTTAGTGTAGTAGCTACTACAGCGTCTTCCTCATTAGCGTAATCTTTCTCAATATATTCATTATAACTCAGCGTTGCTAGGTTATTACCTGCAGCATTAAGATCACTGTCTTTCTTAATTCTAGCTGTGCTATAGTCAATAGATTTTGTACTTGTAGGTACTGTGTATCTACATTGCCCTGCTACTAAGGTAGAAGAATTATTAGCGTGATTAAAAGAATATCCAAACTCACGTTGATTGATGTATCGTATTGCTTCATTAACTGCGTTCTTACATTGTATCTGTACACCCCTAGCACTTGTAAAGTTACTAGAAGTTAGCTCCACTTCGTTCATACGTGTAATAACGCTATTAGTTAAAGAAAGAAAAGTAAGAGCCATTATGTTTCCTTAATAAGCCTTTTATGCCCCAAGAGTTTTTAGTTGCATAAGTTTGATACACTAATGGGGCCAGCATATAGCCAGCCCCAAAGTATTTAATTTTATTAAATGAGGTCACGTGCTGCAACAGCAGGTTCAGTCATTGCGGCTGAAACATCTGCAACTACTGCATATACCCGAAGGCGTCCAGTAGCAGGTGCAGCACCAGCAATAGTAACGTCAATAGTATCAGCAGCGCCAACACATGCCAAAGCCGCAGCAGCAAACGTAGAAGCTGCGCCTGTATTGACAACGTTAGCTTCACCGTTAGTGCCTTTTGCAAGGTATGTACCAGCAGCAGCAGTCAAGTCAGCACCGTCAATAATGTCATCGCCACCAGCGAAGTCAATATCTGCAGTACAAGAAGTCGTGAAAGGTTTCATGATTTCTGCACCAGCAGCAACAATAACTGATTCGGCAGGGATTTCCAAAAGTTGGAAAACATCACCGTTTGCGCCAGAGTAACCAGCAGTAACCATTGCATCAATATCTAGGATTGCTTCAATGGTCCGTACAGTGTTACCAACATTGGTTGGAACAGCAAGAACGTTTGCCCCAACGCCAGCAGTATCACTGGAAGTCATGTCATAAGTAGCCATAATTTATTACTCCCTTAAGCTGCGTTATACTTGGCAGTAACGATGCCTTCAGGACGAAGAATCTTACGACCGTATAGATGCATACCACGAACAATGTCAGCGAAGCTGTCAGGGTCACGATATGTTTCTGTTTTATTGATCTGCTCCGCAGTTGCTACAGCAGAATCATGTCCAGCAACAATAACACCAAAGTTAGAGTTTTGGTTAGAAGCACCAGATGTTCCCGGCCCAGTACCTACCGCTGGCAGGTTAGACGAAGAATATACACGGAAGCCGTGGAAGTTATTGAGAACAAGACCATTACGGAGTCCACCTGATTCACCGAAATCTGCATTCATGAAGCGTGAATCTTCATCAGCAAGAATTTCCATAAATACTGGATCAACTACCAACCAACGTCCTTGAGTGTCAACTTGCTGTTGATCAAGCAAACGCTTCATACGTGCTACAACCATTGCTGGTGAAGCTGAAGCTGTTGGAAGTGCAGTAGCACCGGGCAAACGTGCCACAAGAGGAATAGAGTGGTCCCCTGCAGAGCCTGTTGTGATGTTACCGAAGTCACCTTTCTTCAGTTGCATAGAAGAAAGCAGTTCGTTAGAACCAGCAGTTGATACTGCTTTAGTACCGTTTACGGTAGTGTTCAGTGCATCAGCTTTGCTGTGCAAAGAAGACTGTTTGTAGCCAGACATATAACCAAGAACTTCTTGGTCATGTTGGTCAGCAAGACGGTATGCAGCACGGTTGGTTGCAAGGTCCATGAAATTGACGTGGCTGTGAGCTTCTTCAATGTCATCCATTTTGAAAGCAAAGTAATTAGCTTTGTCAATAACAAGAGAGAAATCCTCGTCTTCCAAGTCTTGGGCGGTTACGTTAGTACCACGTGCATACTCGGAAACAGAAATTTCTGGCTCTTTAATAATTTTAACGGTATCACCTTGGCTGGCAATCTCGCCCATGTAGTCAGAGTTTGTGATATCACCACAAACAGTACTCTTGCGGAAAGCAAGCTGTACTTTTTTTGAATAGATTACGGGGCTAAAATTACCATTAGGTAGATTCCCATAACCTGTTGCGGTTGTAAAAGCCATAA